AACGACCCAGACCATCTCGGTGGCGACCTAGTGGTCGCTGCCGATGCCAAGCGTCGAGCTGGTGCAGCTCAACTGCAGCAGGCTGGCATACCCGGCATAACCTACCTAGACTCAGGCTCGCGTGGTGCAGGTCAAGGCACCAGCAACTACGTCATATTGCCAGGTAACGAAAGTCTGCTTGAGATTATTCAGCGAATTGGAGCACAGTAAATGGCAACATACCTAGACCCAGAAGAAGCTCTGTTCCGGGCTTATCAGGAGATGCAGTCTAACGACCCATACGCGTCGCGGCGTATGTTTACAAACGCCGCTGGGTTTGCTCCAGGCGCTGGCGTGCTGGAGGCGCTCGGTATGTTCCCCAGCCCGAGCGGTGGCTACGAGCCGAGCTTAGGGCAGAACATCAGCCAAGGCAACCTGGGTAGCGCGCTGCTTCAGCTGCTCGGCGCAGGAGGTGACGCTGCGCTTGCCACCGGCGTGCTGGCCCCGGTTGGGTTGGGCATGAAAGCCGCAGCACAAACAGGCAAGGCGCTCAAGGCTGGGAGCAAGACGGCCAAGCAAGTGGCTAAAGGCGAATATGGCACCATCAAAGCACCAGCCAAGTCAAAGATGGCCAAGGGCAATCGCAAAAAAATTGGCGATGTTGTGCCGACTGTCGCAGACCCGCAGCGCGCTGCTTTCCCGGGCATATATCAAGACCCACGGGTAATTGCAGCACAGGCCGCAGCAAACACTGCGCCGGAGAGCGGTTCGCTGCTACGACTATTTGGTACGACTAGGTCAGAACTCGCTGACATTGCACGTAATCGAGTAGGCAATCAGGCTCCAATTACCAACTTCTCTGCAAACCCGCGAGGCTCTGCTGCAGCCGATGCTGTTATGACCCCCGCAAACACGCAGCGCATTGTGGATACGTTGGATGAGGCAGGAAAATACCCAGAGCTTGCTACAGGCATGGATGCTTGGTACGTGATGGATCCGGCTTTTCAGCGCCTAGTGCAGTTGGTTGGCAAAGAAGAAGCAATTAAACGGTACAACAGGTTCAACAATCTGACAGGCATGTCGTCGCCTGGTTCTGAAGTATTAACAGAGCTAAACCGGGGCACAGCAGCCAATTACTTGGCCCAGCAAAATAGGTTCGACGATTTTGTGAAGTACGCTGGTATGGCAGAAAACAATAGGGGCGCAGATTTTCCATCTGATTTAGCCGGTGTTATGTCCCACCCATACCACTCAACGGCGCAGGCAACGCCTATGAGCAAGTACATTGAGTCTGGTCAGTTGCAAATGGGGTCACCAAAAGTGCCTCTATACATCCAGTCATCTGGCGTCCCAGAGACGGGATTTCAAACTGCTCTGCCAGTTGGTGATGCGCATTGGTCTCGAGGTGTCGGCTTGGCAGACACTCGCAACACAAAAATGGTCAAGGGTAGAGAGGCTGTTCCCGGCGACAGCGTGACCAATACCGAGTTGCAATCGCTTGGCGACTGGTGGCGTCGCAACATTGCAGGCGACCTTGGTCTTGAGTCTGTGTCAACTCAAGCGCGCGCATGGGGCACGTTTGCACCGCAGACTGGTGTGGACACGCCAGTAGGTGCGCCCAAGCTAGAGCTGCTTGCTCGCAAGATTATGCAAACCGCGCAACAGACCGGCTTACCGCCCGAGCTGGTGCGCGACAAGGTGCTGACTGGCGAGATGTGGCTCAGTGGGCGAGGTTTGTTGGACTTGTTTTAAATGTAGTTGCGATGGCGTCCAAAAATGCCATCGCAAACACAGCATCCAACTTCATATGGCCAAGCTGGCACCCGGTCACTTTGCCGTCCTCAACAAAAAACATCATCTCCATCGAACCAAGGTGCTCATCATCAGCGCTCAAGTCTAGGTTCAAAATTTCAGCTTCCATTGCTACCTCCAAAGAACGCAGTCATCAGCGGGTCAGCCTTGACCTTGTGGCGGCGTGTTTTTTTGCGCACGTTCTCTAGCTCGCGCTCAATCGGCTCCATGCGCTCGCGGTAGCGGCGCGTGATCTCTGGGCGGGTCAGCGACTTTGGCTTTGGTGCGTCGGCACCAGGCCCCAGCGAGAGGCGGCGCACGTATGGGCCGGTCGGGTTGGTCGTGATCCAGCCGCTGACGTGGATGAGGTTCATCTTGCGCATTTTGTTGATGACCCTGTACGCGTAACGCTTGCCACAGTGGCAGTGCTCAACCACCTCCTGGCCATTCGCGCCTGGGTGCGCCTCGATGTACGCGATTATTCGTTGCGCGATGGCTGATTGAGAAACGAATCTTCCAGAGCCGCGAATACGGCGGCCATCCCCGCCTGGTACCCCGCCCGCCACACCTCCAGGTGCGGCACCGCCATCTGCCTCCGGCTGGTGTCCACGATCCATTCGTAAAACTCCTTGTCTGAATTGTTTAGTGGTTCGTTCATTTGAGTGACTCCTGTATCCGGCTACCAATCCAGCGCACCACCGGCACCGCCCATGAGTTGCCCAGCGCTTTGTAGCGTGGGCCATCAGGGGATTCAGCCTGCTTGCGCCAGGGGATGTTGGTGTAATTGTCAGGGAACCCCTGCAAACGCTCGCACTCCACCGGCGTCAGTCGGCGCACGGCCATACTTACGGCGTGGACTGCCGCGACTTGGTTGGTGACTTCAGATGATTGCGGCGAGCGGCTTGGGTCATTGCTTGCGGTCAGGGTTGGAGCCATCACGCATTGGGGCTGACCGCCGCCAGTTGGTGATTGCTTTGTCAACGTAAGCGCCTGGTCGTGATTGAACTTTGGTGTTTGCTCTGTGGTGAAAGCCATCGGCTGCGCCACCCCATGCACATCAGCCTTAGTCAGCGTATACATGACGCCCTCATCGGAAGCCCCAACGCCATGCGGCCCTCCTGCATCCCTGCCAATCAAGTTGCCTTGAATTGACACAGGCTGAGCCACCGCTGGAATTAGACGTCCAGTGTAGGCATCTTGCCTACTGTATGCGCCTGGGTGGGAATCAGCGCAAAGCGCGCCAACCGTTTCGTGCATTTCCAGTTGTGTCGCAACGCAAAATCCGGCGCACGCCTCATCTGTACCTAACCCTCCGAGGCTACTTGGTCCAACGCGCGATGTAACAGTTCCGGTAACGTCTTTCCCCGCCTCTCGGCTCGGCGCAATATCCCGGCGCACGCCTTGGAACTCAAAAAGAACCGCTGCGGGATCGAAGTCGTCTCTAGCACTTGCGACAACGAACACACGGCGGCGGCGTTGGGCCACTCCGAAATATTGGGCATCGAGGACGCGCCACGCGATTGCTCTTTGGGGGCCAAGCACACAACCTGCGTTTGTCCATCTCCTCCCTGCCGGGAGTAGTGGTAGGCTTTCACCGGCAAGCCCTGCCAAAAAACACCCGAAGGCGTTGTCTTTGGTGTTGAGGACTCCTGGGACGTTCTCCCAAAAGATGATGGCTGGCTGCTGTCCAGCGGCACGTCGAACATCGTCAATTGCATCTGCTATCTCGCAAAAAGTTAAAGAAAGGTTGCCTCGGTCGTCGTCCAATGATTTGCGTAAACCAGCTACAGAAAAAGCCTGACACGGCGTGCCGCCACAAAACAGGTCGGGAGCTTCAACCTCGCCCGACCTGATGCGGTCAGGCAGGGCTGTCATGTCGCCAAGATTGGGTACATCAGGGTAATGGTGCGCCAGCACCGCCGATGGGAACGGCTCAATCTCAGACAACCAAGCTGCCTGCCAGCCAAGTGGGTGCCATGCAACGCTCGCGGCCTCGATGCCGCTGCATACAGAACCAAACCTCATTGCAGCCACTCCATGGTGCCGTAGATCAACGGCGCGGCAATGAGAGCCGCAGCCGTCAGGTCAATCAACCAACCGCGTAGTTTAGACCGGCGGCGGTAGGGTTTCGGGATGGGTGGGTAGTACGTGTGTCGTCCCATGTCGTGCTCCTGAGTGTGGGGGCCGTAGCCCCCTGGTGTTTACAGTTTGGCGATGCGCTCTTTGGCGGTTGCGTAAGCCCAACGATTCGCCTGTTCTATGGTTGGGAACATTTTGGAGCGCTGGGCAGCACCAAAATCCTTAAAGCCCGTTTTGTCTTTGCGACCGTTCTGAACCCAAGCTGCCCATTCAACGCCGTTGGTGTTGAACCCAACGATATAGCCAATCTCGCGCCCCTTGGCATCAAACTTGTTGGCACTAACCCAGCTCTCGATGATGTTGTCTGTAGTCCATTCATTCATTTCCGGCTCCTGTTCGTTTGGTTGGTGTTACCAATTGTGCCCTTTTTTAGTCAAGCACGTCAAGCCCTACTAAAG